AAAAAGGTGTTGACAAAGGCTGCGTAGTAAAGTAGTATCCCACTCGTTACTTGAAACAGTCTCAGCCAAGAGACATTACAAATGGAGTTATAAATGGCTAATCAGAAATACGATCAAATCCTTCTTGCTGGTAAAGCATATTGGGCTAGTGTTGTTGAACCTAACACAACCTATGAACCAGCTTGGCAGGTTGATGTTACAGTTGACGAAGAGACTAAGCAGAAGCTTGAGTCTATTGGTCTTAGTGTAAAAAACAAGGGAGATGATCGTGGAGATTTTTTCTCTTGTAAGCGTAAGGTAGTTAAGAAGGATGGTTCCAAGCGTGACGCACCTCGTGTAATTGATGCAAAGAAAATGCCTTGGGACAGTCGTCTTATTGGTAATGGTTCTACTGTTAAGGTAAAGATTCAGCCCTACGAATATAACTATGCTGGTAAGGCGGGTATTTCTGCTGACTTTATCGCTATGCAAGTTATTGATCTTGTACCTTACGGTGATCCTTCCGGTGACTTTCAGGAAGAAGATGGTTTTTCCATCGACCAAGAACTAGCAGCACTATAAAGAAAGGAAAATACTAATATGACAAATGAATCACGTGTACTATCAGCCCTTCGTCGCGGTATGCGAGTTACTCGTAAGACTGCAATCGAACGTGGATGGTGTGAGAACCTAACAGCGACTATCTCACGCCTTCGTAAGGAGGGTTATGTAATTACCGCAATTAAGGCTGAGTCTCCTGAAGGGTCTTATACGCGGTACAAGCTACTATCCAGCCCGTCAGTACAGTCAAAAGCTGCTTAGTAGCTAACAAGAGAGGCAACAGAACATGGCTAAGTCAATCGACACATTGGTAGAAGACATCTATAGTCTATTTACCAATGACGAGGAAATAAAAATAGATAAGAAGCACCTCGACGCTTTTGCTGAAGCAGTAGCCAGTTCTGTTGCCTCAGCTATCTCTGAGGTACGTAAACCTAGAGAACCATCTTTGCGTCTATCCCTTATTGGTCATAAGGATAGAAAGATTTGGTATGAGATGAATGGGGCAGAGAAGCAGCAACTCTCTGCTCCAACTCTCATTAAGTTCCTTTATGGTGATATTCTTGAACAGCTACTAATCCTATTCACTAAGGTAGCTGGTCACGATATTGTAGAAGAACAAGGTGAACTAACTTCTAATGGTGTACGTGGTCACAAAGACGCTACGATTGATGGTGTGCTTGTAGATTTTAAATCAGCTTCTCCTTACAGCTTCAAGAAGTTTAAAGATGGTTCTATTCTTTATGACGATCCTTTCGGATACATTGCACAACTTTCTGCATACTCTGATGCAGACAACAATCCTAATGTAGGATTTGTCGCTATTGATAAATCATCTGGTGAGATTTGCTATTGTCCTATTGACGATATGGACCTAATAAATTCAGGAAACAGAATAGATGAAATTAGAAGCTTCTTGGAAAAAGACACACCCCCTGAGAAATGTTATGATTCAGTTCCTGATGGTTCTTCAGGTAATCATAAGCTTCACATTGGCTGTTCCTTTTGTGACTATAAGTTTACTTGTTGGGCTGACGCTAATGATGGTGTTGGTATTCGTACTTTTCAGTATAGCAATGGCCCAAAACATCTCGTCAAGGTTGGAAAGGTTCCTAACGTACCTGAAATAACTAATGACAAATAGATATAGGTCAGGATCAGAAAAGAAAACTGGTGATTTACTAGACAGTCTTAACATCAGTTATTCTTTTGAACCTCACTATATAAACTACACTTGGGTAGAATATAAAAAATATCTTCCAGACTTTATTCTACCAAATGGTATTGTACTGGAAGTAAAAGGAAGGTTTAAACTAGAAGACAGAAAGAAACACCTCTTCATAAGAGAAGCTTATCCTAATCTGGATATTCGGTTTGTCTTCGACAATCCTAATAACAAATTAAATAAAGGAGGTAAGTCAACTTATGCAGATTGGTGTATCAAAAATAACTTCCTCTTCTGTAAAAATTCTGACCACCAGATTATAGAAGAGTGGGCTAATGAGCAACGAAAGACAGATAGAGGGAGAGAAATTTCTCTTAAACGTAGAGTATCTTCTGGGACAAAACGAAGAAGCAAGTCCAGAAAAAGTACTGTTTCTAAGCGTAATCCTACAGGCACTACTAGACGCAACAAAACCAGAAACACAAAACGAACCTGAAGAAGAAAAGCTGGCTAGACGTTCGGCACAAGCTTGGTTCTTTGCTTCAGTAGGTGTAACATCTCAAGACTTTGTAGACGTATGTGACCTTGCAGGTATATCTCCTGTGGATATGCGAAGCTTTGCATTTAAGGTCTTGCGTAGTAAGGAAGTTAAGTATATAAGGAAGAGGATCAACACGGTATTAAGCTATGACTAAGAAACCTAACAGATGGATGGATAACTTCAATATGGACAAGCAGGTTCTTGAATATATGAAAGAAATACCTACTCTAAAAGACTATAATTTCGATGAAGACAAGTATCTTATTGAAATTCATAAGTATATTCTAAGCACCTACAATCAGCATTATGCTCAGAGTAAGTATCAGGCTACCGATACGATTGTAGATGCCGGGTATGCAGAAGGTTTTTGCATGGGTAACATTCAAAAATACTGGAAGCGTTACGGTAAAAAGGAAGGAAAGAACCGTAAGGACTTGCTGAAGATAATACACTATGCTATCATTATGCTTCATGTCCACGACAACCAAACACCGGGAGAATAGAATATGCAAGCACCTAACTACAACATCAACATCGACCCAGAAAGAGACAGTTTATTTGATCAGTTAGGTATTGCAAGGCTAAAGGAAAGTTATATGATGGACCATGAACTTTCTCCACAGGAGAGGTTCGCCTATGTATCCAAATGCTTTTCTTCTAATCAGGGACATGCACAGAGGCTATACGACTATTCGTCTAAGCACTGGCTTTCTTATTCTACTCCCATCCTATCCTATGGCAGGTCGTCACGTGGCTTGCCTATCTCTTGTTACCTAAACTATATCCATGATAGTGCAGAAGGTCTTGTTGATAATCTGTCAGAAACTAACTGGTTGTCCATGCTTGGTGGTGGTGTAGGTATTGGCTTTGGCATACGGTCATCAGATGATAAGTCTACTGGTGTTATGCCTCACCTCAAAATGTACGATGCTTCTTCTCTGGCTTATCGTCAGGGTAAGACACGTCGTGGTTCTTATGCTGCATATCTTGACATTGACCATCCTGATATTGTTCTATTCCTTGAGATGCGTAAGCCTACTGGGGACCAGAACTTCCGTTGCTTGAATATGCACCACGGTATTAATATTAGTGACAAGTTTATGCAGGTCTTAGAAGCATGTATGCTTGATCCTAATGCTGACGATACTTGGGAACTGCGTGATCCACACACTAAGAAGGTGTGTGATGTTGTATCTGCCAAAGAGATGTGGCAGCGTATTCTAGAGATGCGTATGCAAACTGGTGAACCTTATCTTCACTTTATTGATCGTTCCAATGAACAGCTACCATCATGGTTAAAACAACAAGGGTTGAAAGTACATCAGTCAAATCTATGTTCAGAGATTATTCTTCCTACATCAGCAGAACGTACAGCAGTTTGCTGTCTGTCTTCTGTTAATCTAGAGTATTTCTATGAATGGTCTAAAGACAAACAGTTTCTTCCTGATGTTTTGGAAATGCTGGATAATGTTCTACAGCTATTTATTAATAATGCTCCTGACTCCATCAGTCGCGCTAAGTTCTCAGCAGAACGTGAACGATCAGTTGGTGTTGGTGCCTTGGGATTCCACGCTATGCTACAAAAGCATGGAATACCATATGAATCTCCAATGGCTAAATCTCTCAATATGCGCGTATTCAAACACATACGAACAGAACTTGACAAAGCCAATAGAGCATTGGGAGAAGCTAGAGGCGAAGCACCAGACGCCAAAGGAACCGGACTACGTTGTAGTCACGTTATGGCAATTGCACCCAATGCTTCAAGTTCAATTATTATGGGAAATACCTCGCCTTCCATTGAACCTTGGCGAGCAAACGCATACAGGCAAGATACAATTAGTGGTGCATTTCTAAACAAGAATAAGTTTTTAGATAGGCTTATTTTTAAGAAGTGTTGTGACGATGATAAATTAAACTACGAAAAGATTTGGTCTTCTATCATTGCTAATGATGGATCAGTGCAGCATCTTAAATGTCTTGACGACTACGAAAAAGAACTGTATAAAACATCTATGGAGATTGATCAGCGATGGGTCATCGAACATGCAGCCGATAGGCAGCAGTACATCGACCAAGCACAATCACTTAATGTTTTCTTTCGTCCTGATGCTGATATTAGTTACCTTCATGCTATACACTTTCTAGCTTGGAAGAAGGGACTAAAGACGATGTACTACTGTCGATCAGAGAAGATTGGTAAAGCTGATCGTGTCTCTCGTAAGATTGAGAGGCAGATCATCCAAGAGATTGATATGGAGGCACTAGCCTCTGGTGAAGAATGTTTAGCTTGTGAGGGATAATTATGCCAGATATACAAGACTATTATGAAGAAGTATTGCTTCTTCGCAAGAGGCTAGAAAAGTTTGAAAAGTTAGACAGACTACTTAAACATGGCAATCCAGAGCATAGTGGTTACTTCTTCATCTGCGGTGAAGCAGGTGAGAAGGATAGTATGGGTTTGCCTGAAAAGATTATGGTTTGTCCAGCATATGGACTAGATGGTTTTGCATCGTATAAGAAGGACAGAGACTACGATTCTCCGGGATGGTAGCTTCATATTACTTTAAACTGATATAAAGTAATACGAAGGTGTCATTAACAAGGACAGAAGGATATAGGACATAATGACTAATTTTAAAACCATAAAACTAGATGTTGCTGATGTAGATCACATAATAATAAACGAACTTATGGAATCTTATGAAAGAAATAATAAGTTTGATAAAGTAGATTGTTCTGATGATATTTTAGAACCAGACTATAAATTACTCGATGCGATCGTGACTGGGAAACATCTAGTTT